AGTACCCTTGTTTGATGCTAAAAATTGCGTTGCGCTTTGCGTATCAATTGCGCTCATGCTTGCAATATAAGTGCCATTATTTGTAAAGCCATTATTTCCCATACTTGCGGCAGCTTGTTGCCACGAACCATTAGGAATAACTGTGCCAGATGTTCTCGGCATAAATAATTCAGGTCCATTCTCACCAACTAAAGTTGGACTATTAATATAACCGCCAGACGCTTTACCAACACCGCTAAATAATAACGAAGCAGCAGAACCCATGCCGCCGCCGCTAGTTGACCCACCTGTAAACATGGAAGCAAAAGAACTAACGCCCATTTTAAATAAACTGGTTGCTTGTGCCACAGCTTGAGCAACTAAAATTTGTTTAATAATTGTGCCTATCAAATCTTTGAAATTTAATTTGCCAGTTTCCACAAAGTTTTTTAATGCAGATTCCATGTTGCTTGTAAAAATTTGAAACGCTTCTTTACCCCTATCTGATGCACGTTCCGATGCTTCAACATATTTATTAAACGCATCATTCCATCCAGCAACCCATGATTGTTGACGTTCAATATCTTTTAACAAATTTTCTTCTCGCTTAGAATTTATTGCATCACTTGACATCATCTCTAAGTTTTGCAATTCGTTTAAATTCTTTATTTTTTCCTCAAATAATTCTCGATCTTTTGGAGTTTTTGCCGTTCTTTCAAATTCTATTTGTAAATCTCTGCGCTTTTCTGCGTAAGCAATTTCTATTGCTGCTAATTGTTGCGCTCCTTCAATACGCAGCTTTAATAAATTAAAATCATTTTGGCGCAATTTATAAGATTGAGATTCTAAAATAAGCATATCCATTTGAGCAGAATGATTTAATTCAATTGCTTCGCGCTCTTTAGATTTTTGAACTTCCAAATCTTGATAAATGTATTTGTTTTTTAAATCAAGCTCAGTTTGCAATTGATCTATAATCAATTTATTTAATTCTTTTTGCGCTGGTATTGCTTTGTCATAATACAATTTAATGTCTTTTATTTTTTCATCTAGTAATTTTTTATTTTTTTCTTTTGATGATTGCGCGTCATATTCAGCTTGTGCCGCAGCTAACTCTCTTATTTTGTCAGCCTCAAGTTTTTGAATGTTATTGTTTAAATCTAAAGTTTTTTTAGCAATTTCATAATCATCAGCATTCATAGAATGCATCTGCATTGCTAAAGAAATTTCTTTGCTTTGCAAGCCAATTGCATCATTAAGTAAACTTAATCTTTTTTGATATTCATTATTTGCTTGTATTATTGCTCCAGCAAATTTTTCTTGACTTGCTGATGCAATAGAATAATTTCCTTTTTGTGGAGCCGCCGCAATAGGTTTTTTAATTTTTACTTTCCCACTTCCTGCGTGAGTAGTAGTCGCGCCTTCTTCTCCGGGCATACCGCCCATAGCAGCACCCCAATCTACCGATACATCACCGCCTTCTTTAATTTGTTTCCATATATCTAAAAGATCAAAGGCATAATTTAAAACAATTGCAAATGGTTGAACTAATGCTTGCACAAGCATTGAAATGTTTTTCATTGCTTTTTCAATATTGTCCCAAGCTTTAGCATTATCATTAATTGCATTTGCTAAAGCAGGATTAGAAAACTCTTTATAGTTTTGTACAAAATCTCTCCAATCAACACCCTTTGCCGCTTTACCTAAAAGTTCTTGTGCAATTGCTGCGCGTTTACCAGCATCTTCAACATTTGACAATTCTTGAGCTACTAACTTAAACAAATCATTTAAATTTAATTTATCAACATCTTTGCCAGTTATACCTAATTTTGCAAATGATTCTCGTAACCCATCAGAACCATTTTTTGCTTCTTCTTGCGCTACCGCCAGCTTGCTAAATAATGTGGTTACATTATCAGCTTCACCGCCTGACGCTTGCAATGCTCCTTTAGTTGCAAGTAATGATTCAATAGTTAAATCAAATGCTTTTGCAACATCAGAAATAGCATCCGCTTTTTCAAAAGCATGAGCTAACACATAACCAAAACCAACCGCAGCAACTGTTGCTTTACCAAACATTACCGTCATATCTTCGGTAGCTTGCTTTGCTAACCGTAATTGTTTGCGTTGATTAGCTTCAAATTCTTTTGATTTGCCTGTTGCTGTGTCTATGCCTTTCGTAAATTCCGAAATATCTAAACCTAAAATAACACCAAGACGAGCAATTAAAGACATAATGATTCCTGTTATTTGGCAATAGCTTGTTTTGCTTTATATTTTTCTATTCTGTTTTTAATTTCTTCACCTAATTTTTTTGCAACTTCATCATGATTTTTTTCTAATGCTGGTCGTAAATATGGACGAGGAGCCATTCGCACCGTTCCCATTTCTCGCTGTACTGCTAATGCAGATCGTTTGCTTAATCCTTTTACATCAGCATTCATGTTTTTGTTTTTAGTTCCAAACTCCACAGCAATAGCCCGCGCGTCAGAAACATCACCCATATTTTTTGCATCTTTTGTGCCGTCTGGTTTTGTAAATCCAACATAATTTTTAACAAGTTTTGCGCTAACAGTCGCAATCAAAATATCAGTTGGTTTAACATACTTTGAACGTAAATCTTTTCCTGTAACTGGTCTAGCCGAAACTGTTAAAGTTCTTTTTAATTGACCTGTGTCTAAACCATGCCCAACATATAAATTATTTTTTGCAGCCTCTAATACAATTTGCATTGCTGTTTTTGCCGCAGGAACAAGAACATTTTTGCGCCCATCTTTAACGCCAAAATCTTTGCTTATTTGATCTAGCAAATATTTAAATTCATCAAATCCATAAAATTTATTGTTTGACATTAAAATGCTTTTCCGATTCTGGTGCTAAACTCATAAAAGATAATAAACTTTCGCTTGCTTGATTTTGTTTTTCTTCGTCAGTTAATGGTCTATAAATGTAATCATAAACTTGCCCAAGAATATTATTTAGAGAATATGCTGGAGTATTGTTGTTGCGAATATAATTAAATACAGCATTTGTCAACAATCCTAAAGTATTCAATATTTTTTTATTCCCTATAATTCCATCACCATAAGAAACCATTATTAATTGAAAATCTGATTCGCTCATTGCATCAGGGTTTGCGCCATTAGACAAAAGAAATGCTCTTGTTTGAAGACGCAATGAGCCAGTTAGTTTTTTCTTATTTCTTCATAGCTAGGCGAAATTACTTCACCAATTTTTTTTGCTATTTCAAGCTGAACCGAAAAAGGAAATTCTGATTCAATGTCTTGATATGTTAAATCATTTAAATCACCAGTAACAGGAATTAATAATTTAAACATTTCAACAATTCGCGTGTTTGTTTGCGCTGCAATAATTGCCGTTTCTTTTATTGATTTTCCATCAACCAAAATATCATCATCAGTAAATTCTATTTTTTCGCCTTCCAACAAATCTTTTTTTTCCAATAATGGTTTTGTAAATTCATCATATTTATATTGCCAATCTGATGCATTTACTCTTTTTGTCATTTCTTCCATTTCAGAAACCAAAGGAACTTTTACGCGCAATGTTTGATTGCCCATCATAAAAGTTCTAATGCGAATTAAATCGGAATCAATTTTTAGATTTTCTGAAAGTTTCATGTTTTATCCTTTTTTAATAATGCTATTGTATATTTCATTGTTCAAGTCGTTGACATATTGAACAACTTCTTCGGGTGACATCTTATCAGCATGGTTGGCAGCAATTGCATGAGCCAATGAAATGCCTGTAAGTTTTTGTTGCGGAAATCCGAACCAACTTTTTGGTGCTGTTAATGATTGCTCAAGTAAATACCCAAGCAAATCGCCATTGTTGTTGATTTGTGTTGTCATATCTTCTCATATAAAAACGCCCCCGAAGGGGCATTAGTTTTAGTTGTTTGACCAGCCGTATTGATTGCCGCGAGGGTGAACTGTAAAAATGCACTTAGCCTCTGCGCCAGGTTGCGCGTCTATTTGAAATTGCGAAACGCGACCATTAAACGCATAAGCCACCGTATTGGAACCATCCACCGCAGCCACTACAAAAGTTCTATCAACTATGCCGCTGTAAGCGTCAGAACGAATTTGTAGCAGCGCAGTATCTGATGGATTCCAAGCAGCCGTAATTGACAAAGAAGTCGGCGCAGATTGAGTTGGTATCTTGTCTGATTGACGCGAACCAGCAACAGAATAGTTTGCTACTGCATCATCTTGACCAAACGCTGGAATCGCTTCAACTTGAAGTTGAATTCCATTCGCGCCTGTGCCGTTTGCAGATGTGCCTACAATCGCAGCCACTTGTGCTGTCCACACCGAAAGGTTAGCAGTAGTCAAAGGCGTTGGCGTAGCCGCTGATTGCATCCACATCGACGCACTAAAACCGGGCAATACTTTGCTTGGAATAGCCATGATATTTTCCTATTAAGCGTTGTTAGACCAACCGTACTGATTACCGCGAGGATGTATAGTGAACATACATTTTGCTTCAGCACCTGGTTGAGCATCAATTTGGAATTGGCTTACGCGACCATTAAAAGCATAGTAAACAATGTTTGAACCTTCAGTCGCAGAAATAACAAAAGTTCGATCTACTACGCCGCTATAAGCATCACCGCGCATTAACAGCAAATTAGTGTCGCTAGGATTCCATGCCGCAGTAATTGACAAACTTGTCGGTGCTGATTGCGTAGGAATTTTATCCGATTGCCTTGTGCCAGCCACCGAGAAATTTGCTACCGCATCATCTTGCCCGAATGCAGGAATTGCCTCCACAGGCAGCAAGTTACCAATTACAGCAATTGGCGAAACACTCGCAACAAGTGCCAATTGTGTTGTTGTCAATGGCGTTGGCGTTGATGTTGGTTGACAATACAAACTTGCCGAAAAGCCGGGTAATACTTTATTTGGAAGTGCCATTTTTTATCCCTCGAAAAATTAAAAGTTATGTCGGAATATCTAAAGTGCAATCAAGGTAAATTGAATGTAAGCCAATGTCGTTGTCATACGAATTGTAAAGAAAATCAACATCAATTTTGCTTACATAAAACAACCCGCCAAACTGCCCAGAGTATCCATGCAAAGCCTGTATTATCGTATTTGCTATGCCAAACGCATCTTGCAATGATCCAGCATAAATATTGGTTTGGAATATTGGTCGATCAATACCCTTTACCGATTGCGTTGTACCTGTATAAACTTCTTGGTGAACATTCCGCAAATTCCATGTTACAAATTTTTGTTGTGATGCAAAATTTCTATTAAATGAACCATACACAGGAACAGGCGAAACAGTCGTTGTCAGTTGCGCTTGTATTGCTAGTGCATAGGTACTGACATTATTTTGACCAGCCATTATTAAACCTGTGTCGATGGGTCATTGTGATAGCACAAAAACGTAACTTTCATTCTGTCATCCGATTCAACTGGACTATCAATTCGCCAATCATGATTTCGCCAAACAATAGAATATAAATTTTGGTTGTCGTACATATCTCGCGTAAATGGCGTGAAATTAAACACCATATAAATTAAGCCTGTATAAACTCGATATTTGTCTGTGATTCTTAAATCGTTTTTTACTGTGCGTATCTCTGGCTTGCTATTAAATTTCAATGTCTTAGTTATAATTGTTTCACCGTAAGCATCCGTTGTAAACGAAAGCGTATAAACATTCACATCTTCATATCTTGCAATTGCCATTACATCACCAAAGGCTTATATGGTCGCAACAATGTATCAACGCCCAAAGGTATTTGTGCTAACTGACTAACAGTAGAACCTACTGCCGAACGATTATTATACAAATGCGTAAACCATAGCAAACCAGCTTGTTTAATAACCGGATAAGTAGCCAAAGGTGAAGCCGTAAGCGTATAAGTAACAATCACAGGCGATGTCATTTGCGTGTTAATGCTTGTCGGCAAATCTGAGCAAATAACTTTGCGCCCTGTCGGGTCATAATAATAAGTTCCTGCCGAAACCGTAGTCAGTACAGTTGGCGTTGCTTCGCTATAATATTGAACGGTATTTATAACAACACCACCTTGCGAAGTTTCAGGCAAATCTAATGACAATGGCGAACCGTATAAAGCGGAAAGACCATAGTAAGATTTGTATTGCACACCGACAATTGGCAAACCTAAATAATCTTCAATTGCCATGCGAATTGCAAGTTCAAGGGAAGTTAAATAAGTATCCTGACTTGTGTCTGAATACAAATTTAATTGTTCACGAATTTCGGAAAGCGTTAGCCAACCCGTCGAAACATTACGATTAGTTTGTTCAAACCAATCATAATTAAACGGATTGCGCGTAGGCGCAAGCGCAACGTATCCTAATCCTGTTTCTTGAACTGGCATAATTAAACGCCCACTAAACGAACGCCAGCAAATGGGTTGCGAACGGTACTAACCATTCTGCGTTCAGCATACATGGTTATAAAACCGGGCACAGTTTGTTCAAATGCTTGTATTGTCATTTCTTCAACGTCAGCAATAGTTACAAAGTTTTCCCATGAAGCCAAATAAATATTGAAATTACCTGCGCCTGTAACTGACATATTTGGATTTGGAATTACAGGAAAACCAAAAATATGCGTTACAGCACCACCAAAAGCATCACCAGTTTCAGTAAACAGGCGAGTTAGATTTGCACCACTAGCAGCAAGATTACGCAAATCATGAATTGTTTGCGGATGCATCATCCAAGCAGTTGAAGGCGTATTCCAATATTGAGCAGGTAATACTCTGCACATATCAGACAAATCGTTATAAGACAAAGCCGCTGCCGCTTGTGTAAATGTAGCGATACTATGAATACCGTTTGTAATTGCTGTGCCGCTTGTGCCATAAGCAGAAGCCGCAGCAGTTATGTACATATTTAAACCACGCAAACCATTTGTCGCGCCTGTGATTGTGGTTGTGCTACCTGCTTGGTCATTGTTTAAAATCATTGACGCGCCTTCAACATAGCCGAATTCAGCAATCAAATCAGAAACCAATGTTTCATCAAGATAATTAACATCAGATAAAACAGCAGTACGAACAGGAAGTTGTGCTGTAATTACTCTTGTTGGTAATTGCCAAATGGTTGTATTTACATTTGGCGAACCGCTATCAGGAGTAAAAGTATAACCCCAAGGGTTTGTGCTATTAGTAGCATTACCTGTTTTTGCAACAAATTGAACTGCGCTCATACCCTCACGTTTTACAATCCTTGCGCCTTGACGAATCGGATTTTGAAAACGTAAAGCTGCAAATGCATCATCGAACAAAGTGCGACCACCAACATTGTTGCCACTTCCAGTAAGCGCAGATGCCTCGCGCAAATCAATCGTGATTTTGTCGCCAGTTTCTAGCGTCTGCTTAATACCAGTAAGGATTTTTTCGTTGGCTTTCATTTTTTTTCCATTCCTAAATTCAGCAAAAAAACCCCGACAGCACACGCCATCGGGGAAGTCGCGCTATTAGGTTGATGTACCTGTCGAACGATAACGCACACCTGCGAACGGATTAACAACCGAAGTTGCCAAACGCTTTTCACCAAAGAAGGTAATAAAACCGGGCAGCGTCTGGTCGTATCTACGCAGAACCATCGACAAACGATCTACTGTTGTATGAAAGCGAGTCCAATCGCAGAAATACATTGGATACAAGCTATTTGTACCAGCCGAACCAGTTGTCAATTGCGAAGGTGTATCGCAGTATTTATTGACGATAACATCAAAACCCAACAATGTACCGACGATTCCATCTTCACGCGCAAGACCATCAATATAAATTGGGCGTTTTTGATCGTCAGTTAAACCGCGAATTTGCTGAAGCAGCACAGGGTTAATCATGAACTTTGCGTCTGGTGTCCAGTATTCCTGTGGCAGCGAATAAACAAAGTTTATAACGTCTTTGTAAATGATATTGCTTGCGCCAACTGTGTTTGCGTTGGTTGTCGTTTGGTCATAAGTAGCTAAAGAATGCAAACCAGAACTTGAGCCTGTGCCGCTAGTACCGAATGCAGCCGTAGTAACTGAGCCACCTGCATAAGTAGCAGC